ATCGGGCCGAAGCAAGAGTTCGCACCTCTGGCAACGGCCCTAACCGAAAACCAGTCCCAAGGAGACAGGTCATGGCTAAGCGCCAGCATATACCCCTTTCCGCGATTCCGCGCGACCCCGCCGTTGCTGCATTTCTTGCCCGTGGTGAACGCGACAATGGCAATCAGTTCGCCGTCCCTGTTTATCCAAAACCTTCGCTGATCGGCGGAGAGGTGGTGCTGGCATGACCGCGTTGAAGGATCAGCCAGATCAAACCCGCCGATCCATGTTCCGTGGTCTGCCCTTAGCTGCAGTGGCGGCTGCAATTCCCTCGATGGCTGGCGACATACGCACCGCTAATGAACGTGTCGAGTTCCATATTGCGGAGTTGCAAAAGGCGCTCGCTGATTTGGCGATTGGACCACTGGAAGTTAGGCTCCAGTCCGATCAGGGCGCGGTGATCGATACCGTTGCTGGCGCGCCAATGAACAAGGGTGTGCCCCGTACTCTCTGGAGGGTTCAGGCATGAACGCACTTGTAGAAATCCATGATGGTGGCGCTTTCGCCAATAGCCGCGACGTTGCAATGAAGTTCGGGAAGCGGCACGATCATGTCGTGCGCGACATAGACGATCTGATCCGCCAAGACGTGCCGGGTTTCCGGCAGACCCAGTTCATTGAACCTCAGAACGGCCAATCATACCGCGCATTCGACATGAACCGGGATGCGTTCATGCTCCTGGCCATGGGCTTCACTGGGCCAAAAGCGCTGCGTTGGAAGCTCCGCTACATCGAAGCGTTCAATGCGATGGAAGATCGCCTACGGAACCACCCTGCATTGCCAGACGCATCGATCAGGGCCGAGCTGGAGCACCTGCGAGCAGAAATCGCATCACTCCGGCTCGCCCTGCCCAAGCCCCGATACGCTGATAAGCCCGATCGCCTAGTCCTGCGCTTCATTCGGTCTCGCGATATCATGCCGCGTGGTGTGTTGAGCCGAAAAGTCGATGGCCGTTTGTCACCCGACGAATTGGATGATGTTTGCGAGCGGCTGGAGGAAGAGGGCGAGATCGAGATTATCCGCCGCCCGAGCGATCCAGTCAGAGGTGGTCGCCCCGGCACTTGGTACGTGCCTGTTTGATTTCTCTTGACCGCAGGTTTCCGTTTCGCATTATGCCGTTAGCAAATCAGAGCCGTGAGCCCAGCTGGGCCGGCTCATTTTGCAGAGAATAGCTACTCTGCCGCAAGCCATAATCATGTTCAGAATAGCGAGGCGCACACCATGTCTAGCGCCGGCAAAACTTTAACACCCAAGCAGCGCGCGTTCGTTGACCAATACCTTATCGACCTGAACGGCACCGCTGCTGCTATTCGGGCCGGGTTTAGTGCCAAGAGCGCAAAGGCAAAAGCCTCTCAACTGTTGGCAATGGATCATGTTGCTGAAGCCATAGCGGCACGGCAGGTTGTGATTTCTAACCGTTTGCACGTCACCCAAGAACGCGTCGTCGCTGAACTGGCCAAGATTGGGTTCTCCGACATCCGCAAAGCCATCTCTTGGAAGCCATTCGTTACCGAAATGGACTTCGATGACGATACCGGTGAGCAACGCCTGTCCGTTACTAACCAGGTCCAAATTGTTGGCAGCGACGACATCGATGACGATACCGCGGCTGCAATCGCTGAGATCAGCCAGACCGACAAGGGCGGGCTCAAGATCAAGCTCCATGACAAGCGGGCTGCGCTAGTCGACTTGGGCAAGCACCTGGGCATGTTCGTGGACAAGGTCGAGCATTCCGGCAGCATGAACTTGGTTATATCGCCAGAGGATGCCGAACTGTGATCGATGCAACCAGTCCAACTAACGGCCAAGCAGAGGGAAGCTAACCGCTTACTCGCCGGTCCAGCCCGTAACGTCATGCTGCGTGGCGGGTCTCGATCGGGCAAAACGTTCGTATTGGTCAGGGCGCTGATCCAAAGAGCCATCAATGCCCCTGGTTCGCGTCATGTCATCTTCCGGTTTCGCTTCAACCACGCGAAAACATCGGTATGGTCAGACACCATACCGAAGGTCTTGAAGCTGTGCTTCCCCACTCTACGCGTCCGGTTCGATAAGACCGACTTCTATGTCGAGCTGCCAAACGGATCGCAGATTTGGATTGCCGGCCTGGACGACAAAGAGCGGGTCGAGAAGATCCTGGGGCAGGAGTATGCGACCCTTTATTTCAACGAAAGCAGCCAGATCCCATGGGGTTCAGTCGAGACGGCGATGTCGCGCTTGGCTCAACTGGTTGAACTGGATGTTTCAATTGCTGTCGCGACGGGCCGTCAGCACTTAGCTCTAAAAGCTTATTTCGACTGCAACCCTCCATCTAAGCTCCACTGGTCGTACCAATTATTCCGCGCCGGAGTGAAGCCCGGTACGAAAGAGGCGCTACCTAATCCCGGCGACTACGCTGAGATGAAGGTAAATCCCGGCGATAATGCCAAAAACCTGCCGGCTGAGTATTTCGACGTCTTGGCCAGCATGTCCGCTGCCAAGCGTCTGCGCTTTGAAGCCGGGGAATGGGCCAGCGAGGTCAATGGGGCGCTTTGGTCGTTGGAAGATCGTGTTGCTCCTGACGGCAAGATAATGCCGGGGATCGATGCGGCTCGTGTTGGTAAAGCTCCTGAGTTGCAGCGCATTGTTGTGGCGGTTGATCCGTCCGGCACCCGTGGTGACGGAGGCGGTGACGACATCGGCATTGTGGTTGTCGGCAGAGGTTTCGATGGCCACGGCTATGTCCTCGAGGACGGCACGTGCCAGATGTCTCCAGAGGGCTGGGGCAGGCGAGCCGTCGATCTTTACCACCGCCACAACGCAGACCGGATCGTTGCAGAACGGAACTTCGGCGGCGATATGGTCAGGTTTACCGTGGCGACCGCCGACAAGAAGGCCGCGTTTAAAGAGGTCGTGGCCAGCCGCGGCAAAGCCGTTCGAGCAGAGCCAGTGTCGGCACTTTATGAGCAGGGCAAGGTACACCACGTCGGCCACTTCGCCGACCTAGAAGACCAGATGTGCAACTTCACTGCGTCTGGCTATGTCGGGGATAATAGTCCCGATAGGGCCGACGCCCTGGTCTGGGCCCTAACTGAACTGCTCGTCGATGGCGAGCCGATCTACAACATCGATGCCATGGGATAACCAATGCCCTGCCAGACTTGCATGAAACTGCGCCGCAAGGCCGTAGAGGCGATCGGGCAGGGTGACGGGGTTGAAGTGACAAAGGTAGCGACACAAGCCGCTGGACACACGCTTAAGCAGATGATCAGCAGAATAAAGGGAGAGCGCCGTTGAATCCTCTCCGCCTGCTGGCAGACGGTCTGCTGAACGCTGTTTCTGGGTTGGGGACCGCTCGCGACAAGCGCATTGCCAGCACTTATTCGCTCAATATCCTGGACGATGCCGCCATCGCTGCGGCGTACCGTTCGAGCTGGCTGCCCCGTAAGATCGTGGACGTGCCAGCGCTCGATAGTTGCCGCGCCTGGCGAAACTGGCAGGCAAGCTCGGACGAGATCGAGAAGATCGAGGCCGAAGAAAAACGACTGAATGTTAAGGGCAAGGTTCTTCGCGCTCGTAAGCTGGCCCGCCTGCATGGCGGATCGGCCATCATGATCGGCGACGGCACGGATCGACCCGATTTGCCTTTAGCACCAGACAGCATGCGTGCGGGCAAGCTCAAGTACCTCACGGTGCTGAAGCGGCGAGAGCTGCAGTGCAGAGAGAACGAACTTGACGCTGCCAGCGAGTTCTTTGGCCGTCCGCACATGTACGTGCTGCGCGGCAAGAACGGCGTCGAGACGCTGATCCACCCATCGCGGCTTGTTCTGTTCTTTGGCGACGATAACCCAGACGATGATATCGTCTCGCCCACGATGCAAGGCTGGGGTGAGAGCGTGCTGCAGGCCATCTATGAGGCTATTCAGAACGCCGATAGCACCGCAGCGAACATCGCCAGCCTCATATTCGAAGGCAAGATCGACGTCATAAAGATCCCTGGCCTCTCCGAACTGCTCGCCACCGATGCAGGGGAGCAGCGGTTCCAGAAACGACTGCTTGCCGCATCTACGGCAAAGGGCAACCATGGCACGTTCGTCATGGATGGCGGGGAAGAGTACGACCAGAAGACAATGAGCTTCGGTGGCCTTACCGACATCCTCATGGCCTTCATGCAGATCGTGTCGGGCGCGGCTGATATCCCCGTGACCCGTTTGCTCGGCCAATCACCGGCCGGCATGAACGCCACGGGCGAAAGCGACATCCGCAACTATTACGACCGGATCGGCGCCACGCAGAACGTCGAGATGACGCCCGCCATGGCTCGCATGGATGAGTGTCTGATCCGCTCGGCATTAGGTTCAAGGCCGCCAGAGGTCCACTACATCTGGGCACCACTTTGGCAGATCACGAGCAGTGAACGGGCTGAGATTGGCGACAAGATCGCTGGGACGATTGAGAAGCTGAACAACACTGGCCTGTTCCCGCGTGAAGCCTTGCAGAAGGTCGCGGCCAACACGTTGGTCGAGCATTCGGTATTGCCTGGGCTGGAAGATGCTCTGGAAGAGTTCGGGACCGAGGTTCCGGAGGTCGATCTTGGTCAGGACGACATAGACGATCCGGCGTCCAATGTTGTGCCATTGCGTCGTGCTCAGCAAGATGCTGCGCCCCGCACGCTCTATGTGCAACGCAAGGTCAAGAACGCCGCCGACATCATTGCTTGGGCCAAGGGGCAGGGGTTCACAACCACCCTTGATGCCTCGGATTTGCACGTCACCATAGCGTATTCGAGAACACCAGTTGACTGGTTCAAAGTCGGGGAATCGTGGTCGCCAGAACTGAAGATCGGTGCTGGCGGACCACGTCAGATGGAGCAGTTCGGCGAAGCAACGGTATTGCTGTTCACCGCGTCTGAGCTTCGTTGGCGTCACAGCGAAATACGGGAGGCTGGCGCGTCATGGGATCATGACGAGTATCAGCCTCATATAACTGTGTCGTACGGGTTCGACGGCGATCTCAGCGCAGTGGAGCCGTACCAAGGCGAGATCATCCTTGGTCCGGAACTGTTTGCCGAAGTTGATGAGGATTGGAAATCGGGAGCGACTGAAAAATGACTACTGTCAATAGCGCATCGGACGATCGCACCGCCAACAACGCTGTGCGCCATAAGTACCGTGTCCTGTCCGATGTTGAAAAGGCTCAGATGGTCGCTATCAAGGACAAAGGCGCTGAGCTACTGGACTTAATTGAAGGTCTCGGCGGCAGCCGTGAGCTGAGTATCGCCAAGACCAAGACCGAAGAAGCGGTGATGTGGGCTGTGAAGCACATCACTGCATAGGCTTATCCTTGCTGCGCGTAGACCAGCAGTTTCCAGCGGATATCCCCTTGAGCGATACCGTGTTGCTTATGGTTTTGGGATGGAAGCTGGACGCCTTTATTTGAAGCGATTTCGTCGCCGCATCCTGCACAGCGGTAAATGCCGGCGTGCGGCGGTGTCTGCCCGGGTTTGTATTCTTTCTCGAATGCGTCTAGGCCGGTCCCAGCCTTCACAACCAATTTTTCGTCCTTGTAGATCGCCACTGGTGTCCTCCCGTTGGCAGGCCAGCGAATGTGCTGGGCAGGGCGAATTTAATACAAACTATTGCGGCTGTAACCTGCCTCAAGTGCCGAGGAATGGAAGAGGAATTTATGACCTCCTACTCTCTCGCCAAGTTGGCAAAGAAGCCCAAGGGCACCGTTGTTGATCTGCCCGCCATCCAGGAGAGCATCGGCTCCGTCCAGTCCTTCCTGAAGGCTGAACGGGAAATGCTGCGGAGCATGCAGCAGCATGTTCGGGAAGTAATCCTGCCGCAAGCCGAGGCAGAGATGGCACGGAACAGGTCACGCCTGACCCATGACATCGGCGAAGACACCACTTCGTTCTTCGCCACATACGCTCGTCAATTGGCTGGCGTGGCAAACGGTATCGTGCAGCGCGTCCTCTCCATAGAGGCCAAGCGGCATACGACGCAATTCCGCCAAGCTGCGAAGCGAGCATTGGGCATCGATCTATCGGCTGTAGTCCGAGATGAAGACCTCGCCGGCTACCTCCGCACCGCATCGACCCGGGCGGCCGGTTTGATCACCGGCTTGGCAGACGAGACGGTCAAGCGGATAGCAAACAGCATAACAACCGCCATCATCAATGGTGTGCCGGTGAAAACGCTGCGGAAGACGTTGGTCGATGACTTCGGCATATCGGACCGCCGCGCACAGCTAATCGCCCGTGACCAAGTGGCAAAGCTGAACTCCGACCTGAACCGCGAGCGGCAAGTCCAAGCGGGCGTGACGGAATACAAGTGGCTGACCAGCCATGACGAGCGGGTCAGATCACGGCATAGGGCCCTTGAGGGCAAGGTTTACAAGTACGGCGAAGCGACGGGCGCTGAAGGTGGTTTGCCGCCGGGTCAGCCGATCCAGTGCCGCTGCGTGGCGCGGGGGATAGTGAGGTTCTGATGGCTGTTGATCGTGAAGCGCTCCGCAAGATCGTCGCTGGTGATCCCAATGCCAAGATAGCCGTGCGCCGCCAATGGTTAGCGGAGGTGATGAAGGAATTGGATGATCTCGATGCCCTTCGCAAGAAGGGCAGTTACGCGGACCGCATCGAAAAGGTAGTCGAGACCCTGACGGGTAAACGCGCTGCCTAATCCCGTTCAAGTATCTGCCTGATGTCCTCATGCAGATCGACCTCAACCGCGCCCATAGCATCCATGCGGTTCTGGTCGCGGCTTGGCTTCGGCCGATCAACTGACAGCTTCAAAGCAGCGAGCTCCTGCCGAACCTCATAGAGGCTCTGGCGCATCGCATGCATCTCTTTGAGCAAGGTTTTGAACTGTTCGTCGGTCATCGGGCCGAACCATAGTAGATTTTGGCGCTTTGTGCTAAAAGAAACGGGCCGATTTGGTGCTTGCAACACCGCATCGGCCCTGACCTTGAACATGGAGTTAAGCCATGCCTAAGGCTGCAAAGCCCCTAACAGAATTGCTTGCCGGTCGAAAGGTGTTTGGACGCCTTACAGTGATCGGCGAAGGCCTTATTGAGCTTGTCGGGAAGCGCCAACAGCGCATCCGTCGAGTGCATTGCCGGTGTGAGTGCGGCGTCGAGCGAGATATCCGCTACACGTCGCTGCTGACTGGCGTAACCACCAGTTGCGGTTGCCTTGCATCAGAAGTCAGCGTGCAGAAAACAGTGTTGATGGCGGAAGCCAGAACCAAGCACAGCCATGCTGTCCGATCAAAGATGACGCCCGAATACAAGGCGTGGATCGATATGACCTATCGGTGCACTAACCCGAACGCTTCTCAGTTCGCCGACTATGGTGGGAGAGGCATATCGGTGTGCGAACGATGGGCTGAATTTTCAGTCTTCCTCGAAGACCTGGGGTCGAGGCCAAGCGACGAACACTCGCTGGACCGCTATCCAGACAACGACGGGAACTATGAGCCGTCGAATTGCAGGTGGGCGACACCCACAGAGCAGGCCAACAATCGAAGGCCTCGATCTCGCTGACACCAAGCCGCCTCCGGGCGGCTTTATCTTTGAGGCCATCATGAAAATCACCGACAGCCTGACGCTTGATGCGTCGGGGCTTACCCTCACGCGGGATGGTTTCCTCGTCGGCGAGGCTAAGGTCTCACGCGCCGGAAATGTGCAGCAATACTACGGGTCCGAACTAGGACTGACAGGCGACGAAGCCAAGAAGATGTTCGGCGTCTATCGCGACCCTGATGTTGTGTTTGACGAACAGAGCATGATGTCGCTGGCGGGACGTCCTGTCACTCGCGGGCACCCACCAGGCGGTGTGAACGCCGACAATTGGGCCACGCTAGTCAAAGGCCAGATGGGCGGCGTCATCCGCCGGGATGGCGAGCATGTTGTTGCTCCAATGGCCATTATGGACGCCGCTGCTGCCAAAGAGGTCGCGGGAGGCGCTCGGGCCCTTTCCGCCGGCTACACCGTCGATGTTGTGGCCGATGAAGGCACCGCCGCCGACGGCACACCCTATCAGTTTCGACAGGCTGGGGCGCTTCGCTTCAACCACGTCGCATACCTGCCGGACAATAACCCCCGCGCAGGCAACACCCGCATCGGCGACGATGCTCAACCGGGCCTTGCGCCCAACACCCTGGAGAAAGACGCAATGTCTGATGCTCTCAAGACGGTGGTTCTGGGCGACAAAGCTGTCCAGGTTGCCGTTGCCGATGTGGCAGCCATCGAAGCCTTCAAGGCTGACGCTGCCAAGACTATCGCCGATGCCAATACTGCCCACCAGACCGCCATTGCGGCCAAGGATAGCGAACTCGCAAAGAAGGATGCCGAGATCGACGCGCTCAAGGCCAAGATCGTTGATGGCGCTGCCCTCGACAAGCTTGTTGCCGATCGCGCCGCGCTCTGCGCCGTCGCAACCAAGATTGCTCCAGCCGTAAAGCTAGATGGTCTGGCCGATGCCGACATCAAGAAGGCCGTGGTCACTGCCAAGCTTGGCGATGCAGCGGTCAAGGACAAATCGGCCGACTACATCAATGCCCGTTTCGACATCCTTGCCGAAGATGCCGGCAAAACTGTCGACCCATTCGCCCAGACGCTGAAGGACGGCATCCAGCAGCCCACCAACACCAATGATGCCTACAACCAGATGCTGGAGCGTGACCGCAACGCCTGGCAGGGCCAGAAGGAGCGCGCATAATGGCTATCCCTCCCGTCTCCTATAGCCGCGACACGGCGCGGGGCTATCCCGGCATGATCGCAACCACCGAACCTCACCACATCACGTCGATGATCGTGGCAGCGGGTTCTGGCGACGTACCGTTCGGCCGTGGCGTCATCTATGGCACGGTCGAAGACACCGTCGCTCTGCCTGCCGCTCTCGGCAAGTTCGCTGGCATCGCTGTTGCGGACCGCACCGTTCCTGCTGCTCAGGGCGAGGTCTTCAAGCCTTACGACCAGCTTAGCGTCATGAAGAATGGCTCGATCTGGGTCACGGCGCTTGTCGCTGTTGCGCAGGGCGATCCGGTCTACATGACACCCACGGGCACCTTCACCAACGTGTCCAACTCCAATGCCAACCAGCTGATCGAAAACGCCGAATGGGCAACCGTCACCTCGACGACCAACCAGCTGGCGCGCGTTCGTCTCGGCGTTACCAAGTAAGGGCCACACCCATGTTCACTCAGGATGCGCCCGCCTTGGCGCTGAACTTCCTGCGCACCGCGCAGAACTACATCGAGCCGGGCATCTACGCCCGCCAGTATCCCGACTTTCAGTACCGCGAGCTCGTCCCCGTAGACAATTCCGCGCCGGAATGGACCACGGCCATCGATTTCTTCTCGATGGGTGACGATGTTGGCGAGGCCCGCGAATTCGCCCCTGATGGCGATGATGTGCCGTTTGTTGACTTCAAGCTCGACCAGGGCAACAGCCGTGTGTGGATGGCCTCGATCGGCTATCGCTACAACCTGCAGGAGCTGGCGCACGCCCAAGCTTATGGCATTCGCCTGACCGACGATCGTGCTGATGCGGCTCGCCGCAAGTATGAGCAGTACGTCGACAATGTCGCCTTCTTGGGCCGCTCCAAGCTGGGCATGACGGGCCTGCTGAATTCGACCAGCGTCACCGCCCTGACCGCGCCTAACGGGGCGGCTAGCACTGCAACCTGGCCAACCAAGACGGTCGATGAGATCGTCAAGGACGTGAATGACGTCTTGGGCGTGATCTTCACCGCCTCCAATGGCATTGAACAGGCCGATACGCTTCTGCTCAGTCAGGACCGCTACGCCTACATTGCCACCAAGCGGATCGACGTGACATCGCAGGTCACGATTCTCGAACACATCATGCGGGTGAACATCTACACCATCCGCACGGGCCGCCCACTCACCATCCGAGCCGTGTTTGGCCTTGAGACGGCGGGCGCCGGCGCCACACAGCGCATGGTTGCCTATCGCCGCACGCCTGACGTGGTGAAAATGCACGTGCCAATGCCGCTCCGGTGGCTCCAGGCTGAGCAGCGCCTCCTCAAGTACGAAGTGCCCGGCATCTTCCGTCTTGGCGGGGTCGAGTTCCGCCGTCCTGGCGCTGTTCGCTATCTGGATGGGATCTAAGCCATGGCCAAGCAAATCACACTCGAAAACACCCTTGCGGGGGGCTTTGGCCTCCCAACAGGTCAGGTCGTGCCGGGTACCGGCTCCATTGTTCTAGAGCCAGAAGTTTGGGACGCCGCCAAGGACCATCCCGTGGTGAAGGCCCGAATTGACGCCGGCACATTGATCGTGGACGGCAAGGGCAAGAAGTCGGCGGAAACCTCTGCCGATGTCACCGTGCTTCAGGCTCGCGTCACCGAACTCGAATCTCTGCTCAAGACGGCGAATGACGAAATCACCGCGCTGAAGGCCGGTAATGGTTCAGGCAGTGCGGAAACCGACGTCGAGAAGATGACGGTTGAAGAGCTCAAGGCTTTTCTCACGTCTAAGTCCGTTGCATTCACCGACGAGAAGAAGCCCGAACTGCTTGAGCTGGCCCGCGAGGCGGCCAAGTGAGCACCGCCCGCGTCACAAACAACACTGAAGTCCCGCTGCTTGTCGGCGGGGTTTCGGTTCAGCCCGGCCGGTCCGTGAAGATCAAGGATTGGCACCAGCACGAGGGTAGCGACAACGTTGTTGCCTGGCTCGCTGCCGAGGCCATCACGGTCGAGGTGCTGAACGCAAAGGGCAAGGTTGTCGAAACCCTGCCTGCAGAACCGGCGGAGACCAAGGATGCCGTACAGCCAGCCAAGCGCAGCTGATTTCAAGGTTCGGTTTCCGGGCTTTGGCTCGGTAGCCGATACCACCATCAATGCCGTTCTGGACGAGGCAATTGCCCAGATCGGCGAAAGCTGGATCGAAGACGACAGGCGGGCCGCTCAACTTTATCTGACCGCACACCTGCTGATTATGGAAGGTCAGCCAGCGGCCTCGGCTGCGGCCGCATTGGGGGTCGTTTCACAGGGGCAGGTGAAGCGGGTCAAAGTTGGTGATGTCGAGACAGAGTTCACCGGCGGCGGGTCCAACAGTGGCTCTACCGGCCAAGGCTCCGGTCTATCGTCCACCGAATACGGCCGGCGCTATTTGCAAATGCTGCGGCGGAGCTTCCCTAGCCCTTTGGTGGTGTGATGGTCGTTTCGGTCAGGATCAAGCGGCGAGGGCCGAACCTCTCGGCTTTGGCCGGCAAGATAGCGACTGCCATCCGCGGGCCCAAGAAAGTCAAAGTCGGCTTCCCTCAAGGCGCAGATGGCGGAGTTCTGGACCGCGCGTTCTACAACGAGTTCGGCACTACCGACATTCCCGAACGCCCGTTCATTCGCGAGGGCATTCGGGGAGCCAAGGGCACATTGCAAGCCATCGCCCGATCGGACGCCAAGCAGCTCGTTCACGGTACCATGAACATGCGCCAGGCTCTCAGCAGGCTCGGCGTAGAAGGGCAGGGTGCGGTGCAGGAGAGCATCACTGCAGGCTCATGGCCCGCCAATTCGCCCTCCACGGTTCGCCAGAAGGGCAGCAGCCAGCCGCTAATTGATACAGGGGAAATGCGCCAGGCAGTGACGTGGAAGGTGGATGAATGAGCCCCGCTGCAGCCATCGACTATTTTGCCAAAGAATACACCCTGCGCCGATCAGCAGCGGGGTCTTACGTGAACGGCCGGCATGTCGACGGCGAACACACAGACACCGCCATCATGGTCGCTGTATTCGCGCCGTCGTCGCAGGATGTGTTCGAACTTGCCGAGGGCCAGCGAACGAACGTGGTCTGGACGATCTGGACCCGCGCCGAATTGCGGGCCGTGGATGAAGACACCCAGACTGAGGCCGACATGATCCTCGTCAACGGGGACTGGTTTCAGGTCTTCAAGCTCTGGCCCCGCACCGAGGGCGATTACTTCAAGGCATTGCTGGAGAGAGACGTTGCGCGAGGTCGATCTGTTCACAGCACTGCGCCCGTGGTTAGCGGAGGCGACTGGCATTGAGGTCATCGAGGCCTATGCCGATGGCGCTCGCGCCTCAGGAGCATACATAAGCGTCAACCTGATCGCCTCCGAGCGTTTAGGTTTGGCCGTGACGACCGTCTATGAGGAAGGTGCCGAGGGAGTGGATGGGATCAAGGACCTGTTCCAGATCCCGGTACTGCCGATGGAATGGCGGTATTCAATCAACGTCTTTGCGCCGGATCCAATTGATATCGCAAACCGCATCCTGATGTGGTCGCAAAGCGATGGCGCTGCTCTGCGGCTCTGGCCACTGCTCATTCAGCCAATCACAGGCGCCAAAAGGCTGCCGGTTGAAGTCGATGGACAGTTCGAGGGCAGGGCGCAGATGGACATCGCCATTCGCGGCTACATAAAGCGCGGCACCATCACTGACGGCGCTGGCAATGAAATCCTGATCGGCCGCGTGCCGGTGGACGACATCATCGAGGGCACGATCACGCTCGGCCCTGACACCAATCCCGATCTTGTTTCGGGCGACTACTTCAAACCGTAAGGAGGCCATTCAATGGCTGTACTGCCTATCAGCCGTGCGGTGGAAGTCACCGTCACGCGCCAGGATAACTTTCCCACCATCACCGGTTTTGGAACGCCGCTGATCGTGACGACAGAAACGACAGGGCCGCTGAGCCAGTCTGTTCGGACCAAGGTTTATGGCAGCATGGATGAGGTTGCGGCCGATTGGGACGATACCGAACAGGCATATATCGCTGCCGAAGCGGCCTTCAGCCAGAACCCACGTCCGTTGCAGGTAAAGATCGGCTATCGCCACAAGCCCGAATCCAATCCGCCCACTCTGGTTGCCGAGCTCAATGCCATCGTGGCAGCCGATAATGACTGGTATCAGTTGGTCTTCACCAACCACATCCGCGGCGTGACCGCCGATGAAGACGCCGCCATTAATTGGGTCGAGAGCCGCAATAAGCTGCTGTTTCTCGACAGCAACGAAGTCGGCATGGAAGATGCGGCCAACACGACTAACGTGGCGGCTCGCAACAAGGTCGCGGTCCATGACCGCACCATGGTCATCTACAACCCTGTCGTAGCCGAGTACGGGTCAGCGGCCATTGCTGCATACAGCGCGACCCGCAATTTTGATCGCCCGAACAGCGCCTACACGGCGAAGTTCAAGAAGCTCCGGGGCCTCACCACCCTGAACAAGGGTTCCGCCGTAGTGCAGGCCATTACGGGCTTTGTGCCCGCTCTTGGCGCCGATCCGACTACCGGCCACATGGCCAACGTCTTCGTCAACATCGGCGGCTCGCCCATGTTGGTTGAGGGCAACATGCTTAGCGGTGCGTTCCTGGACGAAATCCACGCCAGCGATTGGCTGATAGCGCGGACCCAAGAAGAAATTCTTGGCATCTTGGCCACTAATGATCGCGTGCCGATGACCGACCCTGGCACGCAGATCCTCGCTTCTGGCGTAGAAGCAGTCATGAACCGCGCCGTATCGGCCGGCCTCATCGCTGAAGACTTCGATGACGAGGGCAATCTGGTTCCGGCCTACACCATCGTTCCGACGCGGGTGCGCAACATTAGTCAGGCGCAGCGCCGCAAGCGCGTCGCCCCGCCGATCCTAGCCACTTTCCGCTATTCCGGCGCGGCACATTACGCATCCGTAGCCGCGACCATGACATTCTGAGGAGCCTGACAAATGGCAGGAAACACCAATCTAACGATGTATTCGTTCCTCAATGTCCAAGCGACACTGAACGGGAACCCTGTCACCGGACTCTGGGAAGGTGACGACACGATCGAGATCGAGGAGCGTAGCGCTGTCTCCAATCCACTGGTTGGTGCCGACGGCGCGGCCATTGTTTCGGTCACGGCGGATCAATCGGTGATGATCCGGTTGCGGCTCCAGCCAAACTCGCCCATCCACACCTATTTGGATCGTAAGTATCGCGCCCTGAAGACTGGCCAGCTCGATCCTATGACCTTTTCGGTCCGCGATACCGGCAATGGTGAGGGTGGGTCGTCTAGCCAAGTTGTCATCACGGCAATGGCCACCAAGAACTTCGGCGTGAATGCCGATGTGCGTGAATGGGAACTGTTTGCCCAGGGCTGGCTATGGGATAGCCGGGAGTATGCATAATGCCTGAAAAGAAGATCGGCAGCCGAACCTATAAGGTCGAAAAGCTTCCTGCCACCGAGGCGACCCGCACGCTCTTGAAACTGACCAAGATCATTGGCCCTGCCTTGCCTAAACTGTCTGCAGCGATTGCCGATAAGGATGGCCAAGACGGAGCTGCGCTCGAGGCCATTGCCGAACTGCTGATGTTCAGCGATGCGGACGGCCTGACCAAGTTCCTGGTCGAAATTGCCGAGCATGCCGAGGTTCAAACGGACAAGGGCGGGTCATACGATCCTGTCGTCTACGACCTAGTACCCGATCTGATGGAAGGCTTTCAGCTAGTTGCCTTCGTGTTACAGGTCCAGTACCGCGATTTTTTCGGCGGCAAGCTGGGCAGCGTACTCAGCGCGGCGGCCAAGAAGGCGGCTTAAGCCACAATGATGTGGCGCGGGTTGCCCCCAACCTGACGCCGGAAATCTACTTGTGGCGGCCGATCCTAGCCGATCCGCCGCTCTGCTCGATCTACGAGTTGAAGACCATCCTCACCATCGACGACCTTGCCGACCTGCACGAAGCCATGGACCTCAAAGAGGCTACGGCAGAGCGGGCCCGCGCCAACGCAGAAAGGAAGAACCGGCATGGTCGTTGAAGAACTCATCGCCCTGCTGGGCTTCGATCTTCGTGGCGAGGGCGATCTGCGCAAGTTCCAGTCTGGTCTGGACAACGCCACGCGCAGTCTGGGGAACTTCGCCCGGACGGCCGGCGTATTCGCCGCCGCCGCTGGTACAGCGATCGTGGCGGGCACGGCTGCCATGGCTAAGTCTGTGGTGAACGTCGGTTCTCAGTTCGAGAACATGGCTGCCACGCTGGAAGTCATGGAGGGCTCCGCTGCCAAGGCAGAAGAGAGCCTGAAGTGGGTTCAGCAGTTCGCCACTACAACACCGTATGATCTGGCACAGGTTAGCCAGGCGTTCGTGCGCATGCGCGCCTATGGCATAGATCCGACCACCGGACTGCTGCGGTCTGTTGGCGACGCAAGTTCGGCGATGGGCAAGGACCTCATGTCTGGCGTCGAGGCCGTTGCCGATGCGATGACGGGCGAGAACGAGCGCCTGAAGGAATTCGGCATTCGCGCCTCTGTGGCAGGCGACCAAATAACCTATGCCTGGACGCAAAATGGCCAGGAGATGAAGCGGACCGTCAACAAGGACGCCTCGGAGATCCAGGCGGCTCTGATGGGCATCTTTGACGCCAAGTTCGCCGGGTCAATGGAGAAAGCTTCCACGACCCTGACAGGCATCCTCAGCAATCTCGGCGATCAGTGGACAGGATTCCTCAAAGAAGTCGGGGATGCTGGCTTCTACGATTGGGTAAAGCAACAGTTTCGAGGACTGCTCGACACGTTCGACCAGTTCCGCAAAGACGGAACTCTGGCCAAAGTCGCGACGGCCATTTCGGATTCGCTTGTGCGAGTTGGAGAAGAGCTCAAGGGCCTTTTCAGCGGCATCACAATCGACGACATCACTGCCGGCATCAATGGCGTGGTCAATGCAGCCAAGGGGCTGATCGAATTCGGCCGCAACATGGTTGTGGCGGCAAAGGCCATCGGTGAGTTCGTCTCCGAGATATTGGGCCTCGAAAGCCCACTTGCCGGTCTCGCCGTACTGATCGGCGGCGTTGCGGCGCTGTTCAATCCTTGGATCGCGGGCTTTGCCCTGCTGTTCCTGTTTCTCGATGACCTCGCCGCCTACCTGGACGGGCGCAGCAGCGCCATAGGCGCAGGCATTCAGGCTCTGAACGATTTGCTGGCTAGTCTGGGCATCAACGTCGACCTGACCGCCGTGGGTGACTTCTTCAAGGCCATAGCCAAGACTGACGCTGGCAAGTTGATCGCCATTGCCGGTGGCGTTGCGTTGTTGGCAGGGCGCATGTTCGGCTTGGCTGGAGCGCTTTGGGTTCTACGCATCGGCGTGCTGATCGAGTTTGCCAAGGCAGTGAGCAAGCTGGTTACTGCCTTGCAGGGTGTCGATAGCTTCGATGAGCTGTTGACGGCATTGCAGAGCTTGAGTGCGTTCGACTGGGCCATGTTAGCCGGTGGGTTCCTGCTGCTGCTGGGGCCCATTCGCCAGGTTCTAGGTGCGGTGCGCGGCCTCATTGCTGCATTTGGCTCGCTGAAAGGCGCTGCCAAGGTCCCTAACTTGCCTGACCAAGGCCCTGCAGGACCAGCCGAAGTAGGAGGGCGCACCGCTCGTCCAAAAGGCGTGGGGTTCTTCGGCTTGGACGCCGAGATTGCTGAAGCTGTGGGCGGATGGCTATGGGACCGCATGGCTGGGGAAGGGTCGTGGACGCAGGAACATCAGGATAACCTGAGCGGTGCCGGCGGTCGGGTAATGGATCGTGCTGGTGAGTGGCTATCGAACTTCACCAAGCCCACTGAAACGGTCACGCCGCGGCCTGGTGCGCCATCCGACCTCGTGAGCCAAAGCCATGTGCAGGCAAACGGGACGAAAGACCTAGACCTTGCCGCCCAACTTGGCCCCATTCTGGAACGTATGCGTGCCGTTTCTGGGCCAGAAGCTACCGAAG